GTACAACACAACCGTTGTCTCTTCACCATGTGTATGGGTATAATGGTAATCACCTGGTTTAGTTAAGTTAACAACACATTTATCAAAGTTGTCAAATGAATGTATTTTATTAATATAAGGGTAAAGTTTGCAATTTTTTAAATCTTCAAGGCTCCATCTTGAATGAAGATCTGATTTTGAAATTTCTAAATCATCACTATCACCCCAACCTTTTATTACAAAAGTTGAATGGACTATAAAATCATATACTCTTTGTCGTATATAAAAAGGTACACTATCATCATAAATTTTTATGTTCATTTCTTTTTTCTAATTCTGTTACTTTCATATCACTTATTTCTTGTCAAGAAAACAATTTTTAAAAGTTCTGTTGCTTTGATAGAAAATATGGTTAAATTGGTTCTCACCCAAAAATTTAAAATCACAGGAAATATTATGGAAAATCAAGAAGTATTGAAAGCTATAGCTGTCCTCGCTGACAAGGTGAGCCGCTACCACGAACGTTTATTAGCCTTAGAGCGTGAAAATCTAAGATTAGAAAAAACTATGAAAGAACACCTTAAAGGATGTGGGTGTCATGATACTTCTCATGAAAAAGTAATGTTAAATGGAACGGAAGAAATAGAAGAATGTGAAGCTTGTGGGGCTTAATCGTTATCGTTTGCACCAATCATATCGGCTAAAGTTGGAGCAAATATTTTAATATCACGTCTAATATGTTCTTCTTTCGTTGTTGTGTTAATATCAACTACGTCACTAGTAACTTGATCCTCTGAATCATATTCTTGATTTGTTACTGTATTAGTAATGGTAGTCTCAGAACGACATCTTAAATGAGGTACCATACGACCGTCACCAGCATCAATTTCTCCTAAGACTTTTGCTTCTTCTATAATTTTAGCCATGTCTGTTAGATCTCCTTATTAATTCAATATTGAAACTTATCACAATTCTTTCTTCTTGTGAATTATTTTCACGTACCTCATGAGAAAGCCAGGATGGAAAAAATAATATATCATTTTGTTTCGGTGTCCACGTCACACGGTGCGCTGTGTGGATACTCTCTTCTGGGTTTTTAGGAGGCGATAATACTTCAGATTGAGGTCTAGGATCATGAAAGATAAGAGATCCACTGTCTTTAGGTACCTGTAGATAAAACACGCCTGAGAGGTAATTAAAGGGGTGATTATGAAGACGATTACTACTTCCAGGTCCGTTAACCACGGCCCACATACCTGTTATACTGGGCGACATTTCGTTTAAAATATCTAAATGTTCCATAGCTTTTTTAGATAAATCAATTATTTCTTTTTTTAAGGCAATGAATTTTTCTTCTTCATGGAGATAATCATTACTATGCCATCCACCTTTTGTGCTTTTTCCTTCTAAAGTTTCAGGTTCCTTTTCTTGAAGAGACTTAATGTCTTTTACAAGCCCTTCGTACCCTGCTAAATTAAGAGAAAATATAGGAGTAATAAATAAAGAAGTAAGGTCGATTACAAATCTCCTTTGGTTATCTCTAAAAAACTAACTGTAATGGTCACTTGATTAGCGGCATTTGCCTTTACTTTTAAAATATCACTTTCTTCTAGTACTAGAGGTTGCGTAAGTAATTCAACCGTTGTTTCGGCAGCTACGCTTTTTTCTTTTACTAAGTCCATGACAGTCGTAGTACTTACTGAATAATCTACAAAACCGACATCAACTAGAGTGGCAGCTGACGCGTGGAAGTTACAAACTAAAATAGATTTAATAACAGTTGTTGTTGGAAAAACAGGAGGTGTCCCCGTAACTCCTGGGGATGCAGTAGGTACAGTATAAATAGTTACTATTCCTGTACTATTTAATAATAAGCTAGCATTTTTAAATGTATCAGCCAAGGTACCAGCTCCTTCCACCAGACTTATCTTCAATATCTTGAGAATAAGAAGTGTTTAAATTTAAAATAAGTTGTTCTAGTAATCGTACCATTTGGTCAAATTGACTTGGTTCATATTCAGGAGTTGCGTTAGGTAAACGAGTAATGGTTATTTTAGACATTATCTTCTTCCGTCTGGTCTAAGTTGTAATTTCATTGAGCCTAATCTCCAATTTGTATCATCGACCGTGCTTGTTGCAAAATTTAATTTTACAGATCTTCCTCGACCTCTTACATCAATTTTAGTTGTAGTACTACTAACATTTCCTGATGTTATCTGGCTTGTTGTGGATTGAGGGTAATCTTCTAATGTTAAAGTAACAGCTACTTCATTTGCTAAACTAGTAAAGTCGGGAACAAACCTACTTACCGACATAAATTGATCACCATCGGCAATTTCTATAGAACCTGTTGTTAAAGAAGCAACTATAGCTGTTCCGTCTGCTTGGTTATTACCTACCTCTTGATTATATACATAGGAAGCCCCTGCCGTTACTCCAAACGGAGTACTTGTTACTCCCGTACTTGTAGTTGCATTAGCCACTAAAGAAGCATTATATTGGGTAGCTATAGGATTTTCAAAAGTATAGTTAGCTAAATAAGTAGTACGTCCTAATGTTGAAGTATACCATGTATTTTCTAAATAATTAAAAACAACAACTCTATCAATTTGCGTTGCGTTGCTTGAAGGATAATACCACATAATTTCATTAAACTCAGGGTTGGTACCACAAGCTATATCTTTTTTATTTGTGAAACTTAAATCATCGTATACATAATCTTGTACAGAGCATGGCATTTTTTTAACAACACCATCATACATATAAAATGCATCATCACCCATCCAAAAAGCTTTGCCGTTGACATCAACCGCTGCATGCTGTGCTATTAGTCCACAACTTGCTCCTAGCTGTCGTTGACCAAATGTAAAAGGTGTTCCTATAAATTGAACACCATGCAATGAACGATCCGTCCAAACAAGTATTTGACCTGTTGATGTTACCGCTCCTATAATACGCGAACCATCAGCAATACGCAGTGATCCTGCTTCATTCTCTGCTGTTGGCGCCCACTGCGTTAAGCTTTCTCGATCAGAAAACCTAAAAAATAAATCATCCTGGGTAGAAACATCTGTGACCGTGGTACAAGTACCAAATAAAAATAAATGTCTTGTGTCAGATGATACTAAAGAAAAACGAGAAGCTAATGGGGCTGTTGCACCAAGGCTCACGGCTCTAGTTGCAACGCCACCTGATAAATCCCATTTGAAAGAACTACCGTTTAAAACCGTTGCTATAAGATCTTCTCCAAAATTATCTAAAGACCAATTTCTAGCATCAACAGTGATACTAGACGAAGAACGCGCTGTTCCCCAGGTGCTGAGTCCCCATGTTAAAACACCCCACCCGTAACCATAGGTAGAGGTAGAAGGTCCTGTTGTAATTTGATAACTAGCCGTTACCGATCCTCCGCCACCAGCCGTAGCTCCCGTAGCGTTAGAAGAGTATGTTATTTTATAATTATTGGCGTCAACAATTGTTGTAATTTCAAATTCATTATTAAACTCTATTCCGTCTAAAACATTATTAGCACTACCATCTGTGAAAGTAACAAAGTCTCCTACACTTGCCCCGTGACTAGAATCAGTCACAGTTACAATAGGACTACCACTTACTGTCGTAAAAGGGTTTGTTAAACTCTCTGTGGCTCTAATAGGTGTAATATCATATAAAGCGTTTCCCTTTAATATATATAGTTTTCTATCGGTTCCTAAAGCAAGATATCGGGTACTATCTAAACTAACCCAGGAATGCGTGTCTCGGACTACGCCAATAACCGTTTGATCAGGATTTGGAAGATATGACCATCCTTTCCAACGTTCGGGTTTTCCGTAATGAAATCTTACTAATTGAGAGTCAACATAACGTCTGTCATCTCCTGCTGCATAAGGAGAATCTTGTTTATCTACGCCTGGTTGAAATTTTAAATCGGTTAATTGCATAAAGCCACATACTAAATTATTTCTTCTTCGGTGGCAAGAATTGAGTACCTACATTACCTTTAAAGGCATATGTTCCATAATGTGTTAGGCCACTTGTAATGTCAGCGTAAACAATACCACCGATTTTTTGCCACAGTCTACAGAAAGCATAGTCCTCTGACAAGTATCTTTTAGTTTTAGGTTCAATCATCGTATCAAAAAAAGTATAATTCCAATTGGAATCATCGTGATAATCAAATGTTTTATCATGAGAATCATTTAAATGTTGATCTGACTTAAATTGTAATTCAGGGTAAGCTTTAGCCATCTTTTCAAAGACTTGTCTTTTAATCAACATAAAACCTGTAGCACCATCCAATACTTCAATAAATCCTTTTTTTACTTCCACATGCTGTGAATTTTTCACGTTAAGATTATATTGTAGCGATGAGGCTAATAATTCATTTTCATTAATATCAGGATTTTCTTTTACTTTCCGTATAACTTTTGTCCAATCAATAGTCTTTCTTGGGTATACTCCTGTCACAACATCTTTATCAAATTCCAACATTCGCATAACAGTTTTTTCATTAAAACCAATATCAGCATCGATAAAAAGTAAATGAGTATATTGAGAATTATCCATAAATAACTGAACTAGTGTGTTACGAGCTCGTGTTATTAAAGATTCATTTCCAATTGTGCCAAACTGTAATCCTATCTTTTTTTTAGAAGCTTCTTCTATCAATCGAAGACAACTTTCAAAATAATTAACGGTTAACATTCCTCCGTAACAAGGAGTTCCTATAAAAATATTATTCATTAAAATCCTGCGTCTTTAGCTACTTTTGTCTTATAAAAAATATTAAGTGTGTATCTAGGAGAACTATCCCCGAATGTTTGTAAATCGCTATGCCATATTTTACTTCCGTTAAAAAACAAAGCTCTATTTTCTACAAAGCCTATGTGGGAAGAAAGTTTTCCATCAATAAAAAATCCTGTGCCATTATTTAATAAAGGTTCTCCTTTAATAAAAAGAAGAAAATTTGCTATGTTTCCTTTATCATTATCAATGTGAACTTTAGGCTTCCCTTGAGTATGGCGTAAATGTGCATGAATAGATATGGGATCTAAATCTGTATAAGGAAAAAAAAATTCTTTTATACGTGCAAGAATAGGATCATTCTTAAAATGAGGAAGAGAAAAAGTATGTCTTTTACCATAGCTTCCATCTTCATTCTGTACATCAGTATATTTTAAATTAAGAAATGTTTCTTGTAATGATTCTAATGTCTCAGCATTAAAAAAATTATCCACATACTGAACGTACGCTGTTTCTTTATTGTGTTGCATAGTCTACTTTTAAATATTCTATTTTTTTTATCCATCCTTTGGGAATAGCAATAACACCTCCACCACTATTGTCCTCCTTATCTAAACACCAGGATCGCATAATCACAACTTTTTGCTCATTGTTCACAACCAACCAACCAACTTCTTGGCACAAGGCTAATGGTGCTTCTACAATATCTTTTATAGGCATCCATCCTGTTTCTGTATCACGGGCATCGAGCCACGTCACACGGACCATAGGAGTTTTTTTAATGTCAATCATTTTGACAAAGGCGGTTCTTGATTTTTTTTAATTAAATGAAGATTAAAAGAAACCGATCTTCGTTCTTCATTTTTTGTTCTAAAAGGATAGACTCCGTGAGCCAACCAATTAGGAAATAAAAATATATCTCCTACTTCTGGGGACTGTTGAAATTTATGACCACTAAAAGTAGAAGCTCTGCCGTCAAACCAAACAATGTCTCCAACCGTAGGGTAATGATCTTCTTGTGCATACTCTTCGGGTAAACTTGGAGGTACACGTAAATAAAAAACTCCTGACAATTGACCTTCGTGTATATGAAAAGGATTAAAGTCTCCCGACCATTGGCTCACGAACCACATAGATTCAATTACCATTTTACCTACATAGTCGGGTGTTATAGTTTCGCTAGCAGGGGGAATAGAAATATACTGTTTAACCATCTCGCTTATTACATGAACCATGGGAAGAAACTCTGGTGTATTCATCCATTCACTAGGAAAACGTATTTCCTGTTTAACATTTCCCGCAAGTTGACCTGAATGATCAAACTCCTTTACTAATTTTTTATCTTTTAACATCGATGTTGCTTTATCATCAACGAGTTTTACTAAATTTTCTGGAAGTTTACCTTTAATTATTGTAGGACCAAAGGGTCTAATAGCTTTAAACTTTAATACAGTCTCTTTATTTTTTTTCACTATGTTCTTCCTTTACTTTATTTCTAAGTTCTCGGTGTTTTCTCATGTTCTCTTGTACAAATTTTTGTTCCTCAGGGGTTAAAGGTCTACCTGCTGATGGGTATGAAGGTTGTATTATTATGTTTTTATCGTCTGATTTCTTTTCTGACATATATATCCTTTCTTATTTTAATAAATATCTATTGT